TCACTAGAAAACTGGTTTTCTGTAAATATGGTATTGCTAGATCAAGGGCGCTTTCCTAAAGTGTTTGGCTGGCGCGATGCGTGTAATGCTTACATTGAACACATTCGTCAATGTAAACGCAATATTATTCAATTTGAATTAGATAAAGCAGTTGCCCGAGAGAATATTATTGAAGGACTATTACTTGCAATAGCAAACATTGATGATATCGTGGCTATTATTAAAGGAAGTGATAGTCCAGCGGATGCAGCAAAAGCATTGATAGCCAAGTATGGATTTAATAAAGAACAGGTCGATGCTATCCTTGCTATGAAACTATCCTCTCTATGCAAACTTGACGGCGTAAAATTAAATGATGAGTTAGCAGAAAAAAGAAGTTTTATTGCCGACTGCCGCTACCTATTATCTGAGCCTACCGCCCTTGACGAAAAACTAATTGAAATTCTAAATCAGGTTTCTAATAAATTTGGTGATGCGCGAAGAACGCAAATTACTAATACCCTGGGCGATGAAGAAGAACCAGAAGTTATTGAAGAAAAAGATATTGCGATTGTTTATGCTGGAAACACAATTAAGCTTGTAGAAAAGAAAGACGGAGAAGTTACATACAAGCTTCCTAAATCTACAGCAAAACAGCAAATAATTTATACAACCAATCTTGGTTCTCTCACGCTTATCACCGATAGTGGTAAAATGTATAATGCGCCATTAAATAAATTGAAGATTAATAAAGATTATAAACTCACCGATGTATTTGAAATTGGAGGAGAACATCCGCGCCTACTAATTGATACTATGAGTTTTAATGCTTATAAGTCTTTAACCTGTATCACTAAAAATGGTTTTATAAAAAAGAGTAGAATAAGTGAATACACCACTCGTTCTAAGAAAGGTACTGCGACAATTAAATTAGACGAAGATGATACACTTATCGCGGCAATCCTCAGTAGTGATGATAATGATAAAGTAGTCATTATCAGTAATAATGATTACTACAATTGTTATCCACTCACCGATATCACTTACACAGGACGCCTTACGAAAGGAGTTAAAGCCATTAAGTTAACTGATAAAGAATATGTTAAAGAAGCTTTCTGGACGGGAGACAATACTTACAAAGTTACCGGTCGTGCGGTAAAAGGAGTAAAGAATGGATAAGAAATATGTACAACTTTTTAAGGAGCTGACGCGAGCGACCGCCGTCGCTTCTGAACAAGTTATGGACTATGATAAGTCTAAGAATGATGAAGAAGGGTTTAAGGCCGCGCAGCGTTTGCGCGATGACTACGAAAATCTAAACCAAGAAATCGTAGAAGGCGGCGATGAATGGGTACCTGATAAATCGCAAGCTACAAAATTACTATTAGCCTCTATGATACAAATCACTCAACTAAAAGATAAGATTGAAGCATTACATAAGGCTATGGTTGGCTACAATACCGATTTAGTTCCCAAACTACAAGAAATTGTGGATGCGGCCGCAGATGATGAAGCCGCGAAGAAAATGGCGAATGAAAAGTTTATACTTGACGATAATGAATAATCATTTGACTATTAGAAAACTTTGAGTTATAATAATAGTGTAAGAAGAGAAGCAAAGGAAGTCATGAGCCTTTGAGATAATGTGCCTTATCACAAGTCTCTTACAAATTTTAATCAATAAGGTGATTAATATGGGATATATTTATAAAATAACTAATCTAGTCAATAATAAGGCTTATGTCGGACAGACAAAACAGCCTATTGAAATAAGGTGGGCGGCACATGTGTATGCGGCTTATCGTAAAGACGAAGATAATAGATATTATCTTCATCGTGCTATAAATAAATATGGAATAGAGAATTTTAAATTTGAAATTATTGAAGAAGTTCCTAATACTAAATTAGATGAAAGAGAAATTTATTGGATAGCACAGTATCACACATATAGATATGATGAATTAGGTAATCAAAGTTACAACTTAACGCGCGGCGGAAAAGGTAATTGGAAGTTTGACCCAGAAACTTTAATAAATGCTTTCTTTGAAAATAAAGAACATTTAGGTAATACTTGTAAAGATATTGGATGTTCAGAGCCAACTTTAATTAAGGTTTTACAAGAAAATGGATTATTTGGTAAAGGTAGTATGACTGCTGTATATCAAATATCTTTGAAAGATGGAAGCATTATTAAAAAGTTTGATTCTGCCGTTGAAGTAATGAAAACATTTAATCGTTGTAAAACAGCGATATGTGACGCAATGAATGGTAGACAAAAAACAGCCGCAGGTTATATATGGTGTAAAGTAGAAGATTATCCTAATTTTAAACTTGAAGAACATACAGATAATAAGCAAAAGAAAGTAGTATGTGTGGAAAAA